ATGGAAATAAAAAAACAGACAAACCTCAGAGGAGAACTCACTGTACCCGGAGATAAATCCATTTCCCATCGTGCAGTCATGTTCGGTTCTCTTGCACAGGGTACTACAAAGATCACACATTTTCTTGAGGGAGCTGACTGTCTCTCTACTATCTCCTGTTTCCGGAAAATGGGAATCGATATTGAAAGAAATGCTTCCGAAATCCTCGTTCATGGAAAGGGACTTCACGGACTCAGTGCTCCGTCTGAAACTCTGGATGTGGGAAACAGCGGGACTACCACAAGACTGATCTCCGGAATTCTGGCAGGACAGTCTTTTACCAGCGAATTAAACGGCGACGCTTCCATTCAGTCCCGTCCAATGAAAAGGATTATGACTCCTCTTCTGTCTATGGGCGCTGATATCGTGAGTCTTAGAGGCAATGGATGCGCACCTTTGCGTATTACAGGAAAGCCTTTACATGCCGCTCATTATCAGTCACCGGTTGCTTCCGCACAGGTAAAATCCTGCGTGCTTCTGGCTGGTATGTATGCAGATGGGATCACCAGCGTTACTGAGCCGGTACTTTCCAGAAATCATACAGAAATCATGCTGAATTATTTCGGCGCAAATGTGACTTCCCAGGGAACAACTGCTTCTATTGAACCGGAGCCTGTACTGAACGGACGCGAGATTAAAGTTCCCGGAGATATTTCTTCTGCTGCTTACTTTATCGCAGCAGGGCTTCTTACTCCCGGAAGTGAGATTCTTCTTAAAAATGTAGGCATTAATCCAACCAGAGACGGAATGCTTCATGTATGCAAGGCTATGGGGGCTGATATTACTCTGCTGAATGCAAGTACAGAGGGTGAGCCTACCGCTGACCTGCTGATCCACACAAGCAGTCTTCACGGAACCACTGTTGAGGGTGAGATCATCCCCACACTGATCGATGAAATCCCGATGATCGCTGTAATGGCAGCTTTTGCAGAGGGGACGACTGTTATCAGGGACGCACAGGAGCTGAAGGTAAAAGAATCCGACCGTATCGCAGTGGTAACAGAAGGGCTGAAACGCATGGGAGCTGATATTAAGCCGACTGATGACGGAATGATCATCCATGGAGGAAAGCCACTTCATGGTGCCGGGATCAATTCTTATCTTGATCACCGTATTGCCATGTCCTTTGCTGTTGCAGGTACAATTTGTGACGGTACACTTACTATCAAAGATGGGGACTGCGTTAAAATTTCCTATCCGGAATTCTATGAAGATCTGTACTCTCTCGGAAAATAGCAACTGTCATTTATAATTATGCTGCTGTCAACATATCATTTTTTTATGTTTGTTGACAGCAGCATAATTTTTACTGTTCACCTGTAATATCCCGCAAGATGTTTTTTTATCCTGCATATCTTTTGTCTTTCTGTACATACTTTTCATAACAAAGCATAATTTGCAATTCCTATTTACAGTATCTTCATACTCTCTCAGATTGTATTTTTATAGATACTTGAGAAATTTTATCCAAAATAGCCTTTTCTTTTTCCGATAAATCGGTTATAATGTGAATCGTCAGAAGATTGTTATTATTTTAACATTATTCGATTTGTTTTACTATAGCAGGATTTCACACTCTGATGGTCTGGATTAAGATGCATTATTTATGAGGATTGCTATACACACTGATATTATAATTTTCACGGTGAGTATACCATACAGGTATACAGCCAGAGAGGAGCTAACATTTATGAAAATCTTATTTTACGGCACAAAAAACTACGACGAAGAATTTTTCGAGAAGCTTCTTCCTTCCTATCCGGGAATTACAATTAAATTTACCGAAGCAAATATTCACGAAGAAACTGCTTCCCTTGCAAAAGGATATGAGGCCATCTGCGCTTTTGTAAACGCTGATCTGAGCACTCCTGTTATCGAAGAGCTGAATGCTCAGGGTGTAAAACTGATCCTTATGCGCTGCGCAGGATATAACAATGTAGATCTGGAAACTGCTCACAAATTCGGAATGAAGGTTCTGCGTGTTCCAGGATATTCTCCGGAAGCTGTGGCTGAGCATGCAATGGCACTTGCGCTGACCGCAAACCGCCACACACATAAAGCATACATCAAATGCCGCGAAAACAACTTCTCTTTAAGTGGTCTGATGGGACTTAATTTCTATCAGAAAACTGCCGGAATCATTGGTACCGGAAAAATTGGCCAGGCAATGGCAAAAATCTGCAAAGGTTTTGGTATGAGAGTTATCGCTTACGATCTTTTCCCGAATAAGAGCCTGGATTATCTGGAATATGTATCTCTGGATGAGCTTCTGGCAACCAGTGATCTCATCAGTCTTCACTGCCCGCTTACAGAAGAAACCAAACACATCATCAATGAAGAAACTATCGCCAAAATGAAAGATGGTGTAATTCTTGTAAACACTTCCCGCGGCGGCCTGATCAAGACAGAGGACCTGATCTCCGGAATCCGTGATCATAAGTTCTTTGCAGTAGGACTGGATGTTTATGAAGAAGAAACTGATTTCGTATTCGAGGATATGTCCGAGCGTATTCTGCAGAGCTCCATTACCCAGCGCCTGCTCTCCTTCCCGAATGTAGTGATGACTTCTCATCAGGGATTCTTTACAAAAGAAGCACTGACTAACATTGCCGAGACTACTCTCGAAAATGCGAAAGCATTTATGGATGGGAACGAACTGAAGAACGAGGTTCTTTCCTGATAATTACAGAAATATGATCAGGGGGCTGTCGCAATAATAATTCCAGCGACAGCCCCCTTGTGATTATTTTTCAGTTTTCGTTTTAGTTTCTGATTTCGTTGTATCTGCAGAATCTGATGTTTCAGTTTTATCCGCAGATTTTTTTGCAGAAGAATCTGAAGTTTCTGCTTTATCTGTATTTTCCGTTTTATCTGTAGTTTCTGTTGCATCTGTAGTATCTGTAATGTCAGCGGTTTCTTCCTCAGGCTCATCAATCTGTTTCATATCCTCGTCAGAAGTATCTGCATCCATTTCATTCAGCTCTTCTTCTGTCAGCGGTTCAAGATCATCCTGATAAATTTCCTTATTTGTAATATCATCTTCTGACTTCTTCCCACATCCGGCAAGACCGATGGATGCCAGAAGCATTCCTGTAATCATAAAGTATTTTATTTTTTTCATTTTAATCATCCTTTCGTCTGTTCCACATAACACAAATGGTGTTTCATTTTCAGATAATATTTATTCTGCTGTTCTCAATCTGCCTGCCAGATCTTTTATTTCCTGTATGATATCTTCTCTGTCTCTGACCGGCACTTTGTCTGTACGATTTACATATACAGTCCCCAGACTGTCACAGCTCATCTGACGAAGCAGCATCTCTGCCGTACTTTCCGCTTTTTCTCTGGGTCCGATACTTCCTGCTGTCAGCAGAACTGCTCCTGTTTTCTTCTTAGGAACAGGTTCTTCTTTACGGATATATCTTGCGCTGAAATAGGTCTGCAGTCTGCTCATCACAGCAAGAAGCATTCCCGTAACCTCCTCAAAATATACAGGAGATGCCATAATAATATGGTCACATTCTTCAATGTACGAAAGAACCTCCTGCCATTCATCTTTGACTGCGCATCCTGCATGGTCAAAACACCATCTGCAGTCTATACACGGTCGGATATCTGCCCTGTAGGCATTAACCACCTTAAAATCCCCTCCAAGATTTTCCTGCAGAGTCCGGATCATATATGCAGTTTCACCGTTCTTTCGCGGTGAACCGTTGAATATCAATGTTTTCATCTTTATTTTTCCTCATATTCTTTCCTGAGAAGTGCTATCTCACGTACCCATCTCTCATTATCTTTGAATGCTTTCAGAGCATGCTTCATATGCTTTAGGATAACACATCTCATTCTTTGTCTGTAATATTTATGTAACCTTTTGTCATGGTATTATAACAAAAATACGGTTTTATGAAAAGACTTATTTCTTGACGATTCTGTGAATCCTCTATATACTTTGAATATGTCCTATAGCAATTACGATTTATTTTTTGTTAATTCTGATCATCTGTTCAGATATTTTAACTGCCCAGTCTCTTTAATATTTTTTTAATACTATATCTCTAATCTATTATAAACGAAAGCGAGAACTATACATATGAGCCTACAATCCAACAAGCGAAGCCAGACGAAATCTTCTTCTGCACGCAGGAAAGACATCTACAAAAAATCAAAATACTATCAGGAAAAAAGGCAAAAATTGCTGATTGCAACAGGTATCGGTATCTTTGTTCTGGTTTTTATATTTATTCTGGCAGGTATCCGCGGATGCAGCAACTATATGAGTTCCAGACAGGCAGCAGCCAAAAAAACTGTTTCCATGAACGCTTCTGAGGACAACAGCCAAAAAGCATCCTCAGATTCTCAGAACACGGATTCCTCCAATGCTACAGTATCTTCTCCTGTTTCTCTGACACTCAGCGTTGTCGGTGACTGCACTCTTGGCACAGATGAAACTTTTGATTATGATACCAGCTTAAATGTTTATTATGAAAATTACGGTGCAGATTATTTCCTGCAGAATGTAAAAGATATTTTTTCCGCAGATGATCTGACTATTGCAAATTTTGAGGGAACACTCACCGATTCTGATGAACGGGAGGATAAAACATTTGCATTTAAAGCACCCGCATCCTATGCCTCTATTCTGACAGGCGGATCTGTAGAAGCCGTAAATACCGCTAACAATCACAGTCATGATTATGGTGAGCAGAGTTTCAATGATACTCTGGCAGCATTGGACGACGCAGGGATTGTGCATTTCGGATATGATGAAACTGCTGTTATGGATGTAAAGGGAATCAAAGTAGGATTAGTCGGTATCTATGAACTGTATGACCATCTTGAGCGCGAGCAGCAGTTAAAAGACAATATTGCAAAAGTAAAGGCAGACGGGGCACAGCTGATCGTAGTGATCTTCCACTGGGGTAATGAAACGGAAACCGTTCCGGACAGCAACCAGACAACACTTGGACGCATCGCGATCGATGAAGGCGCTGATCTTGTATGCGGACATCATCCGCATGTACTTCAGGGTATTGAAACTTATAAAGGCAGGAATATTGTATACAGCCTCGGAAACTTCTGCTTCGGCGGCAACAGTTCTCCAAGTGATATGGATACCATGATCTACCAGCAGACCTTTACTATTGATGCCGATGGGGTAAAAAAAGACAACGTGACCAATATCATTCCCTGCTCCATTTCTTCTGCTGCCTATGATGGATATAATAATTATCAGCCAACTCCGGCAGAAGGTGATGAGGCAACAAGAATCCTTGGAAAAATCAATGAGCGGAGTTCCTGGATTTCTACTGCAGAAGGCAGTACTTTTACTGCAAAATATAACAGTAATAATGACTCCCAGAGCAGTTCTGCAGATACAGCTGCTTCAGATAGCGATATCGTTGATATGAACAGTTCAGCTTCAGATGACACAGACGCAGAGACATACGACGAATCCTATGATACTGATAATTCGGACGCCGAATAAATAGAGCCTTCATTCATCCAAAATCACATCCATACTTCAAAAGAGCTGAAAAATCCAGTTAAGGACTTCTCAGCTCTTTTTTATATTTTTACTATGCTTTTATCAGGCAGATAAAAGCATCCTCTTCGCTACTTGCTCATAACCAGATAATTGATTGATATAATTATTTGGGTGACATTATATGATAATCATAGCATCTGCTATGATTGGCTCGGCAAGCTCCACGATTTTGTCTGGATTCTTAAATGTCTTTTCCTCCAACCATTTTTCCAGATTCAACCTTGGGTCGCTTTCCTCCGAGAGAAGTCCGCGGTTCGTGATGTCAATAGTGCTTTCTGCTTCAATATCTGCCACATAGAATGCGCCAAGCTCGTACAGGTTCTTTTGCAGTAATGGAATATTGAGTGCCTTCTTCTGCTCAGATGTGCAGGAATACCGCACCCGGACTATCTTATCCGTCACTTTTTCCGGAAGTCCTGTTCTATGGAGGTACATGTTTCCCTCTCGGATATAGTCACCGACTTCATCAGAATCCCATGTGACCGTATAAAACTGTCTGTACGGTGTAGTGTATCTGTGTCCTTTTACCAGTACGCCGTTCTCGTTGAATTCGTGAATCCAGAATCCTCGCTCCTGTCCTTCATCATTGAAATTCATGGCGTTGATCGCTCCGGAGTAAAATACGTTATGCAGGCCATCAAGCATCTGTGGTCGGTGAATGTGTCCGAGAAGAACAGCTTCATATTTCGCCGCAATCAGGGTTTCTCTCGGTATCACCGGTTCAAAATTCGTAAAGAAAGATGTCTGTCCGGATTCCATATTGCAACCAGGGATTGTATAATGTGCCATGAGAATCGGTGTATTTTCGCACTCTGCTCTCAATGCAAAAACCATATCCGAAATATATTTCGTCCATGCAAGATTTTCTTCGTCTGCAGATAAACCAGGGAATTTTGCTCTGAACTCCTGTTTGTCAAATCCAGGTATGCAAGCAATGTCTGCATATTTCGTTTTGATAACAAACGGTTCCGTCACAACACATACGTTATTGACGTTCAGCAGCATTCTTTTGAGAACTCGGAACTGGCCGCTTCCATCATGGTTCGGTGTTCCTCTCATTACGATCACATATCCTGCAAAACGTGCCAATGATGCGATGATGTTGGTCGCATGAATCATTTCATCCGAATATCGTACCGGGCCGATCTGCTCCTGGTGGAAGATATCACCAGAAATGCAAACAATGTCCGGTCGTTCTTTAATAGCTACATCAACCATATACTCAAGACATTTTACTGTATCCTGTGAACGGAGATTCACTCCGTCCACCACAGGACCTTTGAACTGGCCAATATGCCAATCAGCTGTATGTAATATTTTCATCTGCGTCCGCCTCCTCTCTGACATTTAATGCAAAGTGGCTCTCCGAATTTATTGATTGAGTATTCATAAACCCTTTCATTTATGATCTCACCGCATCTGGAACACTGGAAATCTGCCGATCTATCCTGCTCTGGTTCTGGCTCCGGTTCGGGAGCAATATCCGGCTCCTGCATTGGTGGATAATCATCTTCGCTTTCTGTATCCGAAGCATATGCCGGATTATCCAAATCGTCCTGAGTAAATACTGTGCTTTCAGATTCGAAATCCACGTTCTTAACTGCTATCTGTGGTGCACCAAACATATTGTTCACAGAGTTCATACCCTGCGTCAGCATTGCCTGTCTGACCTGTGGATCCGAGAAATCCGGTGAAAAAATTACTGTTGGAATTGCGAAATTCTTCTGCAGTTCCGCCTTTGTGTATGTACCTTTTACGCCAAGCAGAGCTCTTATTACACGAAGCTTCGCGCCGGTCATAGACTTTTCAGCCCAGGTCTTTTTCAGCAGTGCCATGTTTACCATGACGGAGCGATCAATGTATCTATCCCTGTCTTCTTTCGCAATCACAAAAGCCTGGCATTTCTTTCCCCATTTATTTTGGGATTCCACCCATTGTCCAGAAAAGATTTCCGCTGCTGCCTGTGCCTGTTTTTCATCAGTAATGCCTTTTGCAGCTTTGTCCGCAAACTCAATGCGATACTTCTCTTCTTCATCTTCCAGACAGATCACCTTCTGGTCAGTTTCTGTTCTGGCTGTTCCGTCAGCCTTGCGCATAGCTCCCTGAGCCTGTGCTCGATATGTAACCCGGTCGATACGCTCACCATATGTTTCCTTTGGATTGAACTGGATACCGGCTGCCATAGCCATTTTGTTGAGCAAAGGCTTAGATAAAGAAAACACATCTTCCCAGATGTCTTTTCCTCTCTCATCCTGCTTACCTGTCTTAACTGAACCAACCTTGAAAATGTCTCCGCTGTTCTCGCTCAGATCGACAGGAACCTCTTCTACATGGAATTTGTAGAATGGATTAAGCTGCACGTCCGTTGCTGTCGGAACTAGCAGATTATAATTTTTGTATGCCGTAATAACTTCCGGCAAACTTCCTAAAACCTCTTTCATCTACTTGATTACCTCCTAAATTTGTGATAAAATGACGGTGTTCTTTAAAAAATGAGGCCCAACCTGTTTTTTAAAGTTCTGACCCAAAAGCCTCGGATGCGGATTTATGAGTGCCGTCTACACTTCATATCTCCTTTAAGCATCTGGGGCTTTTAATATGCATCTCCTACAGCGAATCTGGTCAATGCGTATACCCACACCCACATGAGCGGGATTGCTATCCATTCGGATCCGAGTTCTGCGCTTCCCCTTATTGCGCAAAGCATATCGCTCAGATATCCGAAGAAGATAAGGCTGACTGCTGTAGGAACGATGTAAACCATCGACCTTTTCAAGAAGCGAATTCTCTTTTTTATTTTCGCTCTTTTCTTTTTTTTTGGAATATTCCTCATACTCCTTCTCATTAAATTCTCGCACCACGGACAGATATATCCGTGTTTTGGAATCTTCTGTAATGTACTGATGTTCCACATTCTTTCGCATATCTTGCACTTTGCGTACATCCATTATCTTGCCTCCTTATCAATTAAGATCAATTCTTTGGCGATAACGCTCTGTAATGCGCATCTGTCCATTTCATGCCAGCTGATCGGTACCGGACTGTTATCCAGCGCATTTAAAATTCTCTCAGCTGTTGTATGATATTTCTTCATATCTTCTGTTGTAAGCAATTTCGCACCTCCTTCATCTATGCTGTCTTCTCTGTATTAATCTGGGTTACAAAAATCCCAAGATCAACACTTTCCATATCATTCAGTTCTTTCAGAAGTTCTGCGTCTGATGTAATTCCATAATTCTTTTTTAATATTTCTTTTAATTTTTCTTTAAGGTCCATCAAAACACTTCCTTTTAATTATCTGAATCCGAAATATTAAGATAATCGCTGATTCTTCTTCTGATTTCTATACTGGTGTTCTTTCCATTTAAAGTTGACGAAAGATAGCATCTGGAACAGCCAAGTTCTTCGGCCAGATCATTGACAGAGATATCATTCTGAATCATTGCTATTTTAGCTTTCTTGCACCAAGGAGATAATTTCTTCTGCATCAAATCTCCTCCCCTCATTTCAAAGATTTTTCAATCCAGTTTTTCAGATTCTGAGTCACCTCATTAACCTCATCCAAGGTTGCTATAATCTTCTCTAAATCCGGCTTTTCGTCCTCTGTAATAACTCCATCTGCCGTAATATCCAGCAGGAGTTCTTTGGCTTCGTTGATCTTTCGGAATGAGCACAATGCCCTGAGTGCAATCCTATCAATATCCTGATTCTCGATCTTTGGCATTCCTTTTCCCAGAGGGCACATTTCCCGGCAATAATTACCTTTCAATTCAGGGGCTCTATAGATATCCGCCATCAGAAGCACTTCCTCTGGATAAGGGGTAACACTGCCAAGTTCTATTCGTGCAAGCCTTGTCCGGTCAACACCAAGTTCCTCGGCAGCTCCTTCGCGGCTACTTAATCGTTCATTGAACTTTGCCGCCTCGTATCGTGCCTGACAAAACATATTATCGGCCGCTTTCGTGGCATACTTCGACATTTTTCTATCCTTTCTTTAATGCTATGATGTAGTTACAACCTATTAAATTGTGTACTCTGTATTGATATCCAATGCTTTACTGATTGTCTCAGCTAAAGCTGGTGCATATGAAGCGCCATTGATAGTCCGGCTCACATAATTTCGACACATACCAACCTGATCACACAAATCTGTTACTGTCATATCCCTGTCGATCAATGTCTTCTTTACTTCTTTGCACCAAGGGGATAATTTTCGTTTCACAAAATCACCTCCAGTCGTTACAGTAAACATTTGTTATTTACATTTGTTTAAAATTGCTATAAAATTGTAATGGCAGAAAAATATTGTGAATCAAAATGATGCAACCTCTTAATAGCTGTGGCGGCCATACTCGAGGAAATATTTTTATTTGCAATTATCTCTGCTACATTTTTTATTTCGTTTTAAACATTTGTTTATTACAGTTATATAATAATCCCCATTTGTGAATTTGTCAATAGTCTTTTTCACATTTTGGGATTCAGGAGAATTATATGATTATTCAGCGTATTTTAATGTTGCTTGAGGAAAAATCATTAACAGCAACGGACTTATGCCGCGCCATTGGTATCAATACAAGCACAATGACCAATTGGAAAAATCGAGGAACAGATCCACCCGCAAAATTGATAATCCCCATTTGTGAATTTTTAGGAGTATCATCGAACTATCTATTAACTGGAAAAAATAATAGTATCAAAGAAACTATTTCTTCTGAAGATTCAGAATGGTTATCTTTAATTCACCAACTTCCCAGAGATGTCCAACTTGAATTTAAGGGAGAAATAAAAGGATATTTGAAATGTCTCGAACGTCAAAGTTCAGATAAGAAACTTAAACAAGCAAAATAATAAGCTTCGAGTGGTACCGAAGCCAAAAGGGGAAATAACTATGGATGATTATTCTGATTCTTATTATCTTCCATACAGTGTTGTTGGAAACAATTTTGAGATTTATTACATTCCCAAAGCCATAGACGACTATATTGAACTCTCTCAACAAATATGCTCCGAAAAAAATTTTAATAAGAAATTGTTTTATTGTTACCAGCAATTAAAACTTCTTCCATTTTGGATAAAAGATGAACTTTCTATCGGAGACTTCATTCCACCAGTAGTTCCATGTCGTGACTGGGGTCCAAAACTTCATATGTACAAAGGTGAATGGGATAAAGCTCGTGATTTTATATTACAATGTGACAAAGCAAATGCCTATTATCCGAATCATGGCGAAAACGAGTTGAAAGAACTCGCAGATTTTCAGTATGTTGCAGAAATAGCTCTCTCTTATATTAGTATGCACCCAGGAGTTTTACAGAAAGATATCTACACAATTTTAAATAATCAAATACCAGATATTAATATTTTAAAAAGATTTACACGCTGGTCTACACAAATTAGGAAAGAACCATACAAAAGAACCAACAAATTGTTTGTGTCAAATTAATACTTTAATAAAAAGTTGGAGGAAACGTTATGAAATGGAGAAAACTTCTACTTTCTGGACTTACAATTCCTGTATTTGCATGTATACTTCCTGTAAGCACCGTAAATGCAGATTGTAAAATTTTATCTCAAGATGAATTAGAAAATATATCTCTGGATGATTTAAAGAAAGAGTATCAACTTTTGGCAGATGAATATTCTACTCTTTTAAATTCATCCACTGATTCAGCAGATGATAGTTATGATATTAATCAGTTTGCTCCAGGCACTGCGATAAAGGATGTTTATGTCAAACTCGGAGAGCCAGACGATATGCAGGATATGGATTATTTCAAAATATATCAATTTATTTCTGATGGAAATAATATTCCTTGTTATGGATTAGAAAATTTAATATTTACATTTTCCACGGACGAAAATGACAACATTGAAGATTATACGCTTTCAGGTTCCTGTAGTTTAGATATGGAAACCCAAATAAACAATAAGATTGTGAATGATCTTTCAGAAAAATACGGGGATGGCAGTCTTTCCGAAAATAAATTTGGTACATCTCAAGTTGAATGGAAGTTACCTTCTTCATGCAGTTATAATACCGTAGCTATGTCCAAAGATTCTTATAAAAAGACTTCTATTACATTTACTTTCAAATAAGGAATAATTATGACCGTAGGTAAGCGAATAAAAGACTTACGTACTGAAGCCAATTTGCTTCAGTCTGAACTTGGGAAAGCCGTAGGAGTTTCTGCCCAGGTAATCTCGAATATTGAGAGAGGCTATACCAAGCCATCCACCGAACTGGTTAATCGGTGCGCAAAATATTTCGGTGTGCCGGCAGATTATCTTCTTGGCCGGACCACTGAAAAATATTCTACAACAGAGCAAAAAGAAGCTCCTGCTCTTTCTGCAAAAATAAAAGACCGGATGGATCAGTTGCAGCTGAACCCGTCCGATCTGATCACTAAATCAGAAATTCCCGAAGATTCCTTTGAGGATATCATGACAGGAACAGTTATCCCAGGGATAGATGTCGCCGGCAGGCTCTCTAAAGCCCTTGATACTTCCATAGATTATTTAGTAGGGAATTCTGAATACAGCTGTGCCATTGCTTCAGAAGACGAACAGGATATCATCCTGCGGTACCGTCAGTTATCCAAGAAGGGAAAACGTATCTTTTTGGGAATGATGGAGAAGATGGAAGAAGAAAAAACAGAATAGTATATTTAACTGGGGAACCGTTGGGGTGTTATGTCAGCCGCCGGACACTTATGTGAAAGGAGGCTGGTGCTGATGGTTACATATGGAGATCTTTTTACCTTTGTAATTATGCTTTGTGCAGTTGTAACTCTTGTTATCAATTTAATGCATAAAAAATAGCGCCCCTGCTCTGGTAAAGTAAGGCGCTATTTTTTAGTTACTACTCTATCCGGCGGTCAGGTGTGCACTGACCAACGGTTCTCTTGTTAAGTACATTATATCTATTCATATACTTTTTGTCAAACAGATATTACATATATTCCAACAAAGGAGCATCCATATGGCACGAAAGAGAACTAATCTAATCGGCAACACGCCGTCTGTACGCGAAACAAAAGTCGCTATATATATTCGAGTTTCTACCATTCATCAGGTAGACAAAGACTCTATTCCCATGCAGAAAAAGGATTTAATTGCATACTGCCAGCTTATCCTCGGAACCGATAATTATGAAATTTTTGAAGATGCAGGGTATTCTGGAAAAAATACAGACAGACCAGCATTTCAGAATATGATGGGGAGAATCCGAAAGGGCGAATTCACTCATGTTCTGGTTTGGAAAATAGACAGGGTATCCAGAAATCTATTGGACTTTGCGGAAATGTATGAGGAGCTGCGTTCGCTACGTGTAACCTTTGTAAGTAAGAACGAACAATTTGATACCTCAACTGCAATCGGAGAAGCCATGTTGAAAATCATATTGGTTTTTGCCGAGCTGGAAAGAAACATGACATCTGAGCGTGTAACAGCAACTATGATATCAAGAGCTAACAGTGGCCAATGGAACGGTGGACGCATTCCTTTTGGATATAGTTATGATCCTAAAGAAAAAGTCTTTTCCATACGTGAAGACGAAGCCTCCATTTGCCGTGAATTAAAAGATCTTTATCTGCTTAATCGGTCACTTGCTTATGTCAGCAGAGCTTTGAACGAAAAAGGATATAAAACACGAGCTGGGGTAAGCTGGTCCCCTCATTCAGTATGGATCATCGCCTCAAGCCCTTTTTATGCAGGAATCTACCGATATAATCGATATAAGGGAGTAGAAAGCAGAACAATCAACCCGGAAGAAGAATGGGTTATGATTCGAAATCACCATCCGGCAATATTTACACTGGAAGAGCATCAAACAATGAGAAGTATTATGAAATCTAACAAACGAAATATGGACAATCTTCCAGGAAGGGTTCATCTTTCTACAAAAACACATATCTTCCAAGGAATTATGTATTGTGATAAATGCGGCAGTAAGATGGTGTCTACTCCTGGCAGACTTCATGTTGATGGATATCGTACTTCAAACTACGGTTGTCCTTTAAGACGCAACACTAAAAAATGTAATAATCCTACTGTAAATGATATCGTCATAGGTGAATTCGTTATCAATTACATTCTGAATATGCTCAACGCCAAGAAAACATTTTCTACAATAAATACGCCAGATGAATTGAACGCTGCTCTTTTATCCGGATCTGTTTTCTCCGAAGTATCTTCTGTTGAAGAAAATGGGCTTAATAGCTTTTTTAATCTCCTGTCAAGATATGGTTCTGACAGATCTTATATTTTTTCAGTCAAGAGCCCACGAAAGAAAAAGGCAGCTGTTGATCCGGAACTTTCAAAACTTAGAAAAGAAAAAGAAAAGCAGGAGCGAGCACTCCAGCGTTTACAGGACCTTTATTTATATTCTGAGACTTCCATGTCGGAAAAAGATTTTATCATTCGGAAAAGTGAAATCTCATCTCATTTAGATAATATCAACAGGCAATTGGGGCTTATGACGCAAGATCAAGCCTCCTTCCTTTCAGATGAAGAATTTATTAAGCAAGCCAGTCATTTACTGATTCAAAAAGAATTAAAAAATAAAAAATATATCTATTTCAAAAAACTGGTCAGCACTGTGGATCCAGATATTTTAAAAGCATATATGGAAACTATTCTCGACTCCATCTACACAGCCGACGGAAAGATTACTGCTATTACATTCAAAAATGGGCTAACTCATAGATTCATATATAAAGACAAGTAA